AGCATGAACTCTCCAGCGGGGATCTGGAACTGGTAAGGAGTTGAAATACCAACATAGACACCGTACTGGAGGTCTAAGTTCTTAATCAATACTTTGTAAGGCAAAGACAGATCGGCAGAAATCTCCAGCAATTCATCAGCAGCAGAACCGATATCTTGGGTATTTTGACCCATGTCGGTTCCAGTCATGTTTGATGTAGTGGTAAAAGTCTGCGAGTTGATTGATGCGCCGTTTTTGGATGCGTACAACCTAGCGGACATTTCGATCTCGTTTGCCATGATTCAGTTGGTTAAATCTCGCAGAAAGTCGCTTGGATGGTAACCGCGCTGGTGTTAGCGATCAAATAGAGACTGGCGTTGATGTAAGGAATCAACATCGTCTCACCAGCAGGGAGCCGCATTGTGCCAGCACCAGCAGAAAACCCCGAGGTAAAAGAAAGCTCGACGTAGTTAGTGTTATCCAAGTTAGAGATCAGCAACTTGTAAGGAGCCGTGACATCAACTGGAACATCAAGAATCTCAGACGATGAAGCTCCAATTGATTGGGTTTGAGAACCCATATCGACTCCAGCCATCGTTGCGGATTTAGTGTAGGTTACGCTCGGAAGAAACGCTCCACCTTTGGAAGCGTACAAGCGAGCGGTCATTTGAATTTCGTCAGCCATGTTGTGTTAGGTTAGGTTATCTGAGTAAACTAGGGTCTACGTCGTAAGGATATGCGAAAAGATCCCAAGCTGCAAACGTCCAAGTCTCGTTGCGTTCAACTTGGTTGGTCTTAATCATCAGCGAGGTTGAGTCGTTTGTTTTAAGCCAAGCCCAAGCTGTTCCATCTGGCGTTAGGTTTGGATTAGCTGGCGGTCTTGGCATTACGTTTCTTACTGACGCAGGAAACAGATTATTGTTTGCGAGAACAACTCCAGAATACACCGCCGATATAATCGGTGGAGTTGATGGCAATCCGTTTAAAGCAGAGTAAGAGGATATGCGAGTCAGTGAAACTCGGTGAGTCTGAAAACTCGTTTGGCCTCTTGCAAGACGTTTTACCAATTGATGAGCCAGCGGAAACTGGCTTTCAAGCAGTGGCAACTTGTTGTTCTTTGGATCTTCTGCCGCTAACTTTATAGCGGAAAAGTACAATTCAGTGTCGAGATTCGTTTTTGCTTCAGCCCTAACTTGCGGCAGTTCAAACAAAGAAGCATCAACATATTCAGTCCTAAACTCGTAACGCTGAGACGGTTCTTCGTCTCCTGCCGGTTGCGGAGCGGTAGGATTATTAGTATTAAAGTTAGTCCCAGAAAAAGTAACCGTTGCTTCAGAGTACGGACCTTTTTCAATAATTTGGTATTTGCCTCCAGCAATAACCCAGTTAACTGAAGCATTACGCAAAGCGTCTTTGCTTCCGCGATATGTGTAAATTATCTGCCTACCAGTACCATCACCTCCACTGTATTCGCGGGAAACTTCAATGTATCCAAAGTCTTTATCTGAAAGATGTATGTCACTAGTTTTGATGGTAGCCATATTAGTCTTCTGTGTTTCTTGACGTCTTATCGGTATTCTTCACAATCATCTTCAATTGAAGAGTTTGTTCAATGGCTTGTCTAATAGCTGTATCTTGTGCGCCCTGAAATCCACTGAATCCACCAATGCGAGCAAGAGGATCTTGAGAACCACCAAGAGAGAATCGGTCTCCTTTAACTCTCTCAAATTGCGGTGTCCCTATAGCTGGAGGGTTTCCTCCTGTTTTTTCTGGTTGCTGATTAGCAAACTTTGCCGCTAAAGGGCTTTGGCTAAAAGCACGGGCTGATTCCATAAAGCCTCCTTTTTGATTTGCTACTCCTGATACTGCAGAAACATATAAAGGCGCGGTAAAGAAGTTTCGTTTATCAAATCCATCAACGAAACTCCGGAAAGCTTCACCAGTAAGTTTAAGTCCCTCAGCCATTGCTGGAGAGCTAATGGCTTTTAACCTACGATATTGCTCATCAAGCAAGTTGTTGCTTTTTGCTAAATCATCAATGTTTTTAGAAGAAAATAGATTCCTATTTGATGTGGTTTGATATTCAGCTAAAGCTGTCGCTGCTTTTCGTAACCCCAAACCATACAATTCAGTTATAGCTGTTGTGGTTTGTGCTGATTTACCTGATTCTTTATAAGCAGCAACAAGCTTTTGGCTTAGATCAAAATTTTCAATTTGAATATTGTTTAGATCAGACAAAGAAACACCGAGAGCCGCCATTCTTTTAATTTGAGCCTCATCTCCGCTTGTTGCTTCAATTCTAGCTTTTGCTGTCTTCTCAAGAATAGATGCAAATTGTTCAAAACTAACTCCAGTTTCACTAGCTAGTATTTGAAGTCGTTGAATGTTATCAGTGTTTACGTTTAATTGCTTTGATAAATCGCGTATGTCATCAGCCGCTTTTGCTACCGAACTTGCAAACGCTGTAACAGCAGCAACAGACAACGCTCCAGCGAGCTTGTTGGTGACAGCACTCTTAAAACTGTTTCCAAACTTTTCACCAATGCTTTGAGCGCGTTTAACGCCCATCTCAAATTGAGTGGAATCAATCCCAAGCTTTACCAACATCGAGAGAATACCCATATTAGTTATCTTGTTGGTTTTGCCAAATGGCTTCGCTTTGATCGTCCCACAACTGAACCTGTCCCATCATCTCTGCGTGAGCTAGAATCAACCTTTCTGCGTCACCAAGAGGCATCCTGACGGCATCGTCTGGTCCAATTCCGATATTGAGACAACCGACAAGCACTCGCTCAGTCCACGGCATTGCGGGACGTTTTGATTTGCTTCCAGCCTCCATCAGCACCTCGGGAGCGGTTGACTGCTCCTTAAGCCACAGTTGGAATTTGTCGGACTCAACCATCAGATTCATGCGCTGAATCCGCTTCGACCACAACCAGAGGAACAGATCCCTCCAGATGGATTTGATTGATCTAATGGACTCCAGAGGAGGCTGCGAGCAAACAAGCACAGCCTCCGCTAGATCATTGGACGTAATCTCTCCACCTAAAACGTAAGGAGACCGCAGTCTTTGCAGCAATATCGCATGACCTACAGTGTAGGGGACAAGTCGAACCCCAAGCACCACTGGTGCTGGAGGTCCGCTCTCTGCGAGTATCTTTGCGAGATCTGACACGATTACAGAGTGAAGACAAGGGCAGTACCAGCAAGAGACGGATACTTGGTCACAGTGATGGTAACCATAGCTTTTCCGCTGCTGGTGAACTTAACGCTTCCACCACCGGAGTAGACATAATCACCATCAATGGAAACACCACCAACGGTCACGCCATCACTACCAGCAATAGCTGCATATCCGTTGACTGTAGGAAGACCGGCAGCAAGTTTGGCTTGAGCAAAGTCAGCAGCACTTGGGATGAAGGTGACATTGAGCGAAATCCGCTCGTTAGCGGAGACCTGAGCGACAACCTCACCGGCAGAGTTCTTGATCTGCTCAACATCGGCTTCGTGGGTTGCGTCGTAGCTCTCAATTGTAGTAATTGTTCCGCTCGTTAGGGCGGTAAGAGCATTTGCGACTCCAACCGTATAAAGCCGAATCGTTCCCTTTGCTCCGTAGACTAGTGCTAGACCTTTTGAAAGTGCCATGTTGTTAGTGTGTTATGAGTTTGCTGCTGCGAAAATTGTCATGGATCGCGAAAAAGTTCTAGCTCTTTCGCTGATGTCGTTGATTCCAAAATCTACGGGGACTGCGAATTGCGCGTTAAAGCCTCCAGAAGGATCGGTGTCGAGTGCGTCTAACTCAGCAATGTTCCCGTCAACGTAGAGGTATTGCAGGAGATTCTCAAAGATTTGAACAACCGCCAGAGCTTGAGCTTCCGAGGTATCGTCTGCGGACAACTGGAGCGTAGCGGTTATGTCTATCTCGCAAGTGCGGTCTAGGGGATGAACCGGAACCGCAGTCGATGCGCGGACAACAATGCGCGGGAAGCTCGGCATCTGGTCCTCTAGGTCTGGATCTGCAAACGCACCGTGACCATAGCTTGTGAGGCAAGTCGGAGCACCAATAGGAGACTCTGACCAGTCTTCAGCAGCCAACCAGTCAGCTAGAGCGCGTTCGGTGCGTAGAGCTACAGCGTTCATGTTACTGTGATTCCTTTGGATTCAGACCCGTCAAAAGCGGCTTGCAGTGCTGCGGCAATGTGATTCTCAAGCTCTCTCGCTTCATCGTTATAAGCTTGTTGCATCGCTTTGCTGTAGATTCCTTCAACGGTTCCAACCTGATTGTCAGCCAATCCAATGTTCATGCGGACATGACTCGATGGGTTAAATCCAGACTTGGCGTTGAATGCGTAGGCGGAAGATCCCCGGTGCATCGCTACATTCTCCTGCGGCAAGCCGTATTGATTCGCGAGATTAATCAACGCTTGGTTTCCAGCCACTGACTTAACGCCAGCAGATCCCTTCTTGGCGCGTCGAGTTCCGCCAAATTGTTGAAAGGATGGCGACAGCTTCTTGATGGCTTTAGTCACGCATGACTTGAGGTAACCAACAGAACCAGCAGCGCGTCTGCGTAGCTTTCCCGCAGCGTTACGCATATCTTGACCGTAGAGACCGGGTTTTCCAGCCTTCGCGTTTTTAGCTTGAGCGATTAAGTGGACCACTCGCAACTGTCGAGATTTACCAACTCTCTTGCCGGTCTTCTTGTCAAAGCGATCCGCTCCAACTGGTCGATTGAAGTAATCCAGAATCTTGTTACGAGCCGCTTGTGGCGACTTTGGAGGCAACAAGCAGTACAGCCGCAGCATCAAATAGAACGTGCGAGCGTTGACGGCATCAGCCAAAGATCTCTTTGTCTTCGGGAGGTACTCCTTCCACGCAGCATCAAACCTCGACGTATCGACTGTAACGGTTGGATTCATTTGGTTTTAGAGCCAAGTTCAAGAGCATAGTAAGCTCCAGATCCATCCCTCTTTGCGGACATAATCCGCATCTGGCGACCGTCGTAAGTGAGAAGCCTTCCCACCACCGGAATCATTTTGCCGAAACTCAGAAGCAATCGGTCAGTGTTCTCTTGCAATAGCAAGCTCCCGCTCTCTTGCAGGAGCCGGTCAGCGTTAGCTCCAACGTCACAAGACCAGACCGCAGCGTCTACTGTGACAAGCGTGGAGTCAGCTAAACGCCAGTCGGAGAACTTGACGAGAACTCGCGCTTGTACGTTGTCCTGAAATCCACCGGAGATAACCGAGTTAGCATCAGTAATTGCAGCGGGTAGACAGCGCACCAGCACTCCCTGCCACAAGAACGACGGGTTCCCCATCGCGCTCTGTAGCACAGACATCCCCAACTGGAGACTTGTGGCGATTAGATTCACGAAGTGAAGTAAGTACCACTGACAATGAGTCGGGAGGTTGCTTGAACATGACCAGCAAGACTAGACGCATCTCCATTTTCAAAGTGCGAAATCTCGCAATAACTGGTTCCGGTTATTGCTCTAGCTATTATTGAAGTCTTGGCTTGATTGGTTCCGTTATCAAGCCATACAGCAAACGCTGCTTCGTACAATACCGGATCGGGAAGGCTTATGCGTAAATTGCCGGTAGGACTTCCAAGAAGTGAATTAATCGTGAAATCAACTGTAAACGTACTAACAAATCCAATCGAAGTATGGCGAGCAGCGTTTGTTGAATAACCATACAAACAACCACCACCAGAATCGGTTAATGTAGCAGCCCACGTTGTTGGAGAAACCAACGGGAGTGCAGCATACAACTCCGTAAAGTTGTCGTTCGCTTTGATCCAACTTCCGCGCAACGTATCACCGTTGTTGTCGTTGGCGGTTGATCCGACATTGATGACTTGTTGTGACATATCAATCTTTTGGCAATGCGTACCAACCTTCGGGAAGCTTTATCCGGTTGCTAGAGCGAACGGAAACACCATCCGCTCCTTTGACCCATACGCGAGCTTTAACGCTCTCAGCAAGCCTCACAGGCTCACCGTGAGGCACCATAACCACGCGAGAACCACAACCGCAACTAGCGATCAGACTCAGCAATACGATCCAGCAACTTCTTTTTGAGGTCTGGATCTCGTTTTGCGTCTTCAACGGTGGGAGGAGTTTGAACAAAACCAGTCAACCACTTGAGTAAAGCGGTTACGATCTGTTCGATAAAA